AAGAAGAAGCAGTTGAAGAGGCTGAAGAATCCGATGAAGAGGCTGTAGAAGAAACTGTTTTTGCAGATGCAACACCTGAAGTTGACGAAGTTATTGATCAATCAAATGACTTTGAAGATGACATCCTTGCAGATGAAGACGAAATCGAAACAGATGAAGTCGGTGAAGAGGAAGAAGAAGGCGACTTAGAAGATAAAGTCGACGATTTAGAATCTGAACTTGAAGACCTTAAAGCAGAATTTGAAAAACTTCTCGCTGATGATGAAGGCGTAGAAGGTGATGATGCTGAAGAAGTTGAAATGGATTCAGAAATAGCAGATATGGACGATGAAATGGATCTTGAATCAGTAGAATACGATCTAGACGAAGGCACTGGAGAAGTTGTTGAAGAAGCAACTAAACTTCAAGATAACGTTGCAGATCCAAAAGCACCTGAATCAGATAATGGTGATTCACCATTAACAACTTCACCCAAAAAGACCTTTAAAGTAGATGGCGCCAAAGGCGGCATAGACAATAAAGACGGCGGTGACGGCGATTCAGGAGACAATAGTCCTGCAGATAACACACCATCAGACAACATTAAAGTAGAACCTAAGAAAGCATAAACGTTTTTTTAGTTAAAATTTTAAAGGAAAGATATGGCGGCAATTAGAAAGTTATACGAATATTTAGGACCAGAGCATTCCAAAATGACCCTTATGGAATCTGAGGATGGAAAAGAACTGTTTTTAGCAGGTCTTTTTATCCAAGGTGACGTAAAAAATCAAAATGGAAGGATTTATCCTAAAGGTGAAATAAAACAAGCCGTTGAAAGTGTTAGAACCAGGTTAACTAACGGTGAAACTGTGATGGGCGAATTAGACCATCCAGAAGAACTACAGATAAATTTAGACCGAGTAAGTCACATAATACAAGATATGCATTGTGATGACTCAAATGGTTTAGGAAAGTTAAAAATAATAGAGACCCCAATGGGAAATATTGCTAAAGCATTATTAAAGGCAGGAGCAAAACTTGGTGTATCTAGTAGAGGAAGCGGAAACGTTAACGAAAGTGGGCGTGTATCCGATTTTGATATAGTTACAATAGACATTGTGGCACAACCAAGTGCACCAGATGCCTACCCAAAGACAATCTATGAAAGTTTATTTAACATGAGAGGCGGTGCGGTATTACACGATATCGCGGCGTCTGTTACACACGATAAAAGTGCAGAAAAATATTTATTGAAGTCCATACAGGGTTTCATTAAAGAACTAAAAATATAGAAGTAGGAGAACTACTATGGCAGTGACATTTAACGACCTACTTGAAGGAACAGAATTAACTGAAGAAGTTAAAGAAGGACTTCAAGAAGCATGGGAAGGTAAAATCTCTGAAGCAAGAGAGGAAATCACCGCGGAACTTAGAGAAGAGTTTGCTCAAAGATACGATCATGATAAATCAGCGATCGTAAGTGCAGTAGACAACTTCATTACAGAAAAAGTTGAAGCAGAGATTGCCGAAATTGCTGTTGAGAAATCATCCCTAGCAGAAGACAGAGTCAAGTATCACAAAGCCATTAGTGAACATGCTAAACTTCTTGACACTTTTGTTACTCAAGCAGTAGCAAAAGAGGTTAAAGAACTTCGTGCAGACAGATCTAACGTAAGTGAGCACGTTACTAAACTCGATGAGTTTGTAACAGAACAACTTGCTGGAGAACTTGCTGAATTCCACGAAGATAAGAAATCTTTAGTTGAGCAGAAAGTCAAAATGGTAAGAGAAGGCAAAAAACAACTTGCTGAATCCAAAACAGACTTCATTAAAAAAGCCGCTGATAAGGTCGAAGGCGTTATCAACAAGGTTATTACAAATGAAGTCCAATCATTCCGTGATGACATCACAAAGGCTCGTGAAAACGACTTTGGTCGACGAATTTTTGAATCGTTTGCAAACGAATATGGTGCTAGTTACCTAAACGAAAGTAAAGAGATCAAAGATATACAGAAAAAACTCGCTGAAGTGGAACAGAAACTTACAGAAGCAACAGAACAAGTTGCTGAAAAAGAAGAAACAGTTAATATAACTGAGTCAAAATTAAGAGTTGCAGAAGATCGATTCGAAAGAAAAGAAAAAATCAACGAATTAATGGCGCCACTAGGCAAAGAGAAGAAAGAAATTATGTCTGACCTACTTGAGAGTGTTAAAACAGAGAACTTAGAAAAGCAATTTGATAAGTATCTCCCATCAGTTTTAGATGGAGAAACACCAAGAGTGAAGAAGACATTGTCAGAATCAGTTGTGAAGAAAGAACATACTGGTAACAAGGCTCCTGTGCAAACAGCGGACGCCAATGACAAAACTGAGATTGTTGAAATCGACGTTCTCAGAAAATTAGCCGGACTTTCAAAATAGGAGAACAGAAATGGCAGATTTATTTGAAAGCAACTGGTCCGCAACCAAAGAGGCCCTATTAGAAGGACTTTCTGGAAACAGGAAATCCACCTTAGATGTGGTTTTAGAGAATAGTAAAAACTATTTGAACGAAGCCGCAACCGCAGGGGCAACTGGTGCTGGTTCAGTAGCAACATTAAACAAAGTAATGTTACCATTAATTAGAAGGGTTATGCCTTCAGTTATTGCTAACGAACTCGTTGGGGTTCAACCCATGAGTGGTCCAGTTGGACAAATCCATACACTAAGAGTCCGCTATGCGGAAACTGGTGGTGGCGCAAGTGCAGGCGATGAGGCATTAAGCCCGTTTGCATTAGCAAACACTTACGCAGGCTCACCTGATGCTACAGCAAGTGCTGAAGGTAATCCTGGAAGGAAGATGAGCATTCAAATCTTAAAAGAAACCGTTGAAGCGAAGACAAGACGTCTAAGTGCAAGATGGACTTTTGAGGCGGCTCAAGACGCTGAAGCAATGCACGGCGTTGACGTAGAAGCAGAAATCATGCAAGCTCTAGCACAAGAAATTGTTGTTGAAATTGACCAAGAAATCATTGGTTCTTTAAGAACATTGGCTGGTGCAGGAACTACACTTGATTTTGCAGGTGGTTCTATTATAGGAACTCCAGCATACGTTGGTGACCGACATGCATTATTGGCAATAGAGATTAACAGAGCGGCTAACAGAATCGCGGCTAGAACAAGACGTGGTGCTGGTAACTATATTGTTGTATCTCCAGAAGCACTTACAATACTACAAAGTGCCTCTACATCAACATTTGCTAGAACAACAGAAGGTTCTTTCGAATCTCCAGTGAACACTAAGTTTGTTGGAACTTTGAACGGAACAATCAAAGTTTTTGCTGATAACTATGCGGCTGACGGAACTAAAGTTCTTGTTGGTTACAAAGGATCAAGCGAAACTGATGCTCCAGCATTTTATTGCCCATACGTTCCATTGATGAGCACAGGTCCAGTAATGGATCCAAGCACATTTGAACCAGTAGTAAGTTTCATGACCAGGTATGGTTATAAAGAACTAACAAATACTGCAAGTTCATTGGGTAACGCGGCAGATTACGTTGACGCAATTACATTGGCTAACGTAACATTCCAGTAAGAATTACTTACAAAGAATAGAGAAAGCACTCCTCCGGGAGTGCTTTTTTTTGACGGCAAAATCTAAAGTATTAAAGATTGATAAATAGTATTATATCATTCACAGGATAGCAAATGGCCAAAAGAACAGTTATTAAACCAGATGAGGAACTATTAGTTCAAGGTAAACTAACGGTAACAGGCGACTTTACTCAAGTCCAAGAAACAACGGTAGTAACCAACTTAGAAGCGGAAACCTTCACAATTAACAGTGACGGAACTAATCTAACTTCTAAATTAGTCCTTAATAGTAATGGTGATACTGCTGAACTGAGTTTCTTAGATAGTGCAGATACGTTAAGTTCTAGTAAATCAATTACATCATCATTAGGTTTTATCGGCGACGTAACTGGAACAGTTTCCAGTATTGCAAATCATTCAACAACTGATTTATCAGAAGGCACAAATTTATATTGGACTACTGCTAGAGGCAACTCTATGTTTGACACTAGACTTGCAACTAAAGATACAGATGATTTAGCAGAAGGCTCAACTAACTTATACTACACTGATGCAAGAGCAAGAGCGGCAATTAGTAGAGTAGATGCAGGCGGAGATGGCTCACTAGCATACAATAATAGCACTGGAGTAATTACTTACACAGGCCCAAGTGCGGCAGAAGTAAGAGCTCATTTTAGTGCAACAGACGCAGGTGGTGACGGATCATTTAGTTATTCCGCTGGTGTATTTACATATACAGGACCAAGTCCAGCAGAAGTAAGAGCACATCTTTCTGTAAGTGGAGATCTTGCATATAATAGTTCAACAGGTGTTATTAGTTTTACAGAAAGAACTGATGCAGAAGTAAGAGGTTTAGTAAGCCATGTAGATGCAGGTGGTGATGGATCATTTGCATACAATAATTCAACA